AACAGGGTGAGCAACCAAGAGAACCCATCGCACCCAAGGGTCATCTAGGCTTGTTTAGCTTATCTGTAATCGATGATACTGAAGTGCGAATAGTTACCGCAACGAGAACTCGCCGACCTCATCGTGGACAGCATCGCAGAGATGAAGCAGTACTCGAAAGCAGAAAAAGAAGTAATGCTGAGGGAGTTCCATACTGTCCGCCAGATTGGAGATGCTATGAGCTGCGTGGAGAACCACACGGATGTCTTCGTCAAGAAAGAAATTCTCAACAGCAACACGAGAATAGGCCGTGTTATCTCTGCGCGTGTCAGGGTGATTAGAAATGTGACCCAATGCTTCCAGAAATACTTGGGGCCAGTGCTCTCGCGCCTCCCGCCATTCGTGAAGGGCTACAACTCATGGCAAATAGCAGAGAAATGTGAAACCATAGTGAGGAACTCTGACTACGTCTTCTGCGGAGACATCTCGTCATACGACAATGCGCAGACGTTTTGGGTGCAGCAAATGGAGTCCATAATGATGTAACTGTGCCCCGACGAAGAAGCAAGACAGCTGTGGAAGGAAAATATAGAGTCTGACTTAGAACTCAGAGCCCCAGGATTCACACTGTACGGCACCGCGACCAGATGCTCCGGAGAAATCAGCACATCTCTTGGAAACACCACGCTGACATTCCTCTACATAACCCTGACAGCCGCCCTCGCGCTGGCGCAAAATGACATCGACAAGGCGGAGGAAATACTAGTCAACTGGGACACCAACGGGAGTGACATATGGACCACTGCGTTCGGCGAAACAGCGGCCGTGGAAGGAGACGACAACATACTCGGTTGCGACGAGGACATAACCACTAGCATACAGCTGGGGGCGGCACTATTAGGGTTCAAGGTCACTCTAGAAACTTACCGACAAGGAGAACCCAACGCCAATTTCTGCAAATTCTTCGTCAAGATAACGGATGGCAATTTACCCTGCGCCGGGAGAGATCCAGCAGCCAACTTCTACAAGCTGCCGTACATCAAGCAGAATGGCCTGAAGCCGTACTCGAGAACCGAGATCACCTATCTCCAATGCAAGCTGGTTTCCTTCTACTCATCTTACCCGCACTTCACAGCATTCGCGGAAGTGGTTGCTGCTTGCAAAGAAGACGTTGCCAAGAATAGCGAATGCGGCGGGGCTAAGTATTGGTTTTTGAGTGATGATGGCAAGAAGGTGCAGCGATACGTCGCGAGAGCCACTAAAGTCTTACATAGGTTGGACTACGACCTGATAGACAACATGCCGCAGTCACGGAGAAACCGTCAGTTTGACCTATTACACTTCCCGCCAGATTACGTGGAGAGGGTCAATTGCGAGTTGAGGAAGTACGCGAGACACATCAGGGATAACGGTAGGTACAGTGTCGTGGCCAACACCGACATGCCCATACTGTCAGATGTGCTTAACCATCCGATTGATAAACGTCATAAGCCGCGCAATGATATTGGCCACTGTGAGCAAGTGGTATGCGCGCGGAAATTGGCGGGGACGACGGACATGCCGGACTATATAAATAGAACGATGGCGCAAGCCTAAGGCATCAAGGACAAGGTCCGGCAGGCCATGGCCAAGGAGCTCGAGGAATACATACCTCGCAACAATGCCGAGAGAAATTTCATAGCGACTTTTGAAATTGACGGCATGGAAATACCGGCATATGTGTGGTCATCTCAAGTGGAGTATGACTGGCTTTATGACAACTTGTATAAGCTGGCTGAAAAAGGCATAGCGACCATGGTGACGAGAGAGGCCTACCAGTCAATGGGCGGCGGAGACAGGAATTACTCGCGAGTCAAACTCAAGCCCTTCACTTCGCATAACGAGAAACTTGGAATCAACATCGACTTGAGGCGTGGCGAGCCCTCAATAGCCATACGGCCGAAGTCGGACGGGACCGAAAACGCACCGGTACTGCACCCGGAGAAATCCGCGTACAGGAACGCCCTTCCGATCGCTATTCAGCACCACCGCGCGGCGAATTCCAGATACGCCGACCATCTGCAGTAAGTGCTAGCTCGGTACACGCTCTCAAAAGACCAATTCACGACCATCCGCCGAACCAACTAGCAAATTGCGACTAAATTGAGGGAGTTGCCGGAATACTACGAACTGCCCTACCGGGAAAATTCCGTTGTCTAACGCATCGCCGGTCTAGAGTAACAACTGGAGGAAGTCTCAAGAGCCTATGACGAACTTGAGACCAGGAAACAAGAAATCATGGAGTAGAACCAGAGCCTGTAGATGCGGGTGGGAGCGTACGAAGGTAATCTGGCGATCTCACCGGATGCACTAGCGCAATTCCCGCAACGCATGGCGACTATGTGGAAGAGAATGATGGAATTCCAGGAAAGTAGTGACGAGAAGTTGTATGTCTAAGCGCTCGCTGACGCATTCCACCCCGCGACGACTGGCGCGAGAATACCGTCTCCACTCCCACGAGAAACGGTAGCTTATCAACAATTTTCGTACACGACGGTGAACTCGCCCACCACGATCGCGTATTTCCACGAGACCACCCGGCCAATAACGTGGATCAAATTCACGTCAACGCTGCACGACACCCTACTCAACAGCCCCGTAGTTAAAGCCGCGATCCAAGGAGAGGGAGGGAATTACATGCACGTGTTCGACCGCGCGCTCACGCGAGCAGAGATCATCGCCGGCTTACAACTAGGCAGTGAAGACGTAGCGGTAGAGACGCACTTCCACCGCTACAGAGTGGTAGCGTCCGCGGTGAGAGTCTTCAAGACAACAAGCACGGAAACCGAAGCGGGCACACTTGATATCGTTTACGGCAGAGCGGGACAGTCGTTAGATGAAGGCCAGCAATTGATCACCGATCTGGCGAGACCAATGAGTGACCGGGTGAGGTTATACCTGGCTAGCGCGGAGGGCGGCTGCTGCCGAGGCAAACCGGGCTTCCTAGTGCAAAACAACTACCGACCCTACGACCAACAGTCGTTTGAATTCCGGTAGCTTGACACGAGTGAGGAACCAATGCTTCAGAGGCTGAGAGACAACGTAGCGTTTTGGCTAGCAGACACCGCATTCACTCTCTACCCCATACGCAACGCTGCGAGCCTTTTGGCCTTGCCAAGTAACGTGAACTACTACTTAGTCTTGGAGAACTTCTAGTAAACGCACGTCACCTTAGCCATCTTCTAAGACCTTTCGGCAAACATGAGTTTCAACGTGGAATTCACACGCCGTATAGAGGGACTGGCAGACCAAACAAGTTACGGTTTCGGCAACGCCAGATACGCGAGGAGCACGAACCCGAGAGGACCATTGGACTTAGCAAGCACTTACAATTTCGATCTCGTTTTCTCTTCCTATGCCGAACGACGTTCCCAAATACTAGCCACACTTGCTGAACAAGCAATGGTCGCTGGGTTCTGGGATGAGACGCTGTTCCCAATGTTCAAAGACCTGGTTAGGTATGGAGCAGACAAAATAGCACCACAAGGTCAGGAAGACTTGCTGTCTATGGCCGTGGACGCTGCTGCGATGGCTCTAGGCACCGTTGCGCCTCAACTCATACCGTTCGCCGAGATGACATCGCAGGCGGTTAAACCATTTGCGGCGAACGCGTCCAAGGCTTTAGCTGACAAGTTGAGGGCTTGGACAGATAGGAGCAAAGTGGCAGGACTCGGCTACACTCTATTCTAGGCAGTTTCCCACGCACCAGCCGACGAACCCGGGGACATCGACATAGAAGATGGAACCGTTGACCCTGAACCTCAAGCACCACAGTGAAACCTACCGGGCGCAATCCCACGGTGTCATTGAACACCGCGCGCCAACCGTGATCGTTAAACTGAGACTGTGTACACCGCGAATCCCCCGTTCTTCTCAACCCGACTAGAGACCTTGCGAGACACTACTCACCTACCCACTCACGTCAAGTGAGTGCTGGCGGCCGCTTCACAGCCCGAGCCGCGCGTCTAGCTCACGACGAACTGGGCCAGCCTGGCGAGGCTATATAGTACGCGCAAGCCTGGCGAGGCGATAATACGTGGAGCCTATGCTGACGGCGTTAAACTCAGCAACGTGAGATCCAGCTCATGACGTTAAACCGAGCTTTCGCCTGGCGAGGAAGAGGCACAATACGCATAGAGCATCTCAGCCCGCACCTCGGCTGAGAAGCGGCACCATCTCCGGCTGGAATAAACGGCTTCATACCCAAGAGTCGACTGCAGCTCTGTCGACTGTGGTTCTTGGCTAGTCTTCCCCCGAGAGATAGAGGAGCGCCCGTGCCTGGGGATTATACGGGCCGTCACCTTACCTCGGTTCGAGTGACACGTGGGCAGCCAGCGTTGAAATGGGCGGGGGGGCTACGGCCCTTAAACGG